GGTCAAGATGAGGTGGATGTGAAGATGTCAGCTATTGCCGAAGGATCTGAAGAGGAGTTCAAGTATAACCGTCATTTGTATGGCGTTGAAGCTAATAGAAACGTCGGATACGGTTATTGGCAGGAAGCTTGTTTAGTGACATTAGCATAAATAGTTCTTTGAAATAGATATCTGGCGGTTTGTTATGTATGTCACATATGTTATATAACATACCGCCGGATTTATACTTTTTTAGAGGGAGGCAGAGTGGATGTCTAAGATACAGTTGGTCTTAAAAAAAGATTATTTTTGTGGTAATAAAAAGATGGCTGCTGGTGACATTATTATTGAGGCTATCGTCGGGAATCCTCTATCAGCTGAACGTATTGATAAGATGATCCAGAATCAGGCCATTAGAATCATAGAGGTAAAAGAGAAATCCGAAAACAACAAAAAAGCTGGTGGCAAATAAGCTATCGGCTTTTTTTATTTTAATCTATGTCATTTAAAACTGCTATCGCAACGGATTATGTTACTTTTTTAAATGCAACCGAGCATGCTGAATCTATCAGGTATACAGCAAAAGGCGCATCTGTAAAAATTATTAATGCTGTAATTGAAAGAAAACGTCTTGAGGTTTCTCCCCAGGATGGCAATCGAAGTTTAAAAAAAGAGTGTGAGATTTATATTGCTAATAATGCTACTTATGGCGTAGCCGAAGTGACCAAGGGCGTTGATAAAGTCAGCTTTGCGGAAAATATAGGTGGGACTGATATCGATTGGCTCGTCCTGGATGTTTTGGATCATGATGAAGGCATGTGGCATCTTTTAGTCGGAAAATAGACAGAGGACAAATGTTATACGTTGAGATTGATAAAAGAGAATTAGATTTAGCATTAAAACTTATTCCTCAGCAGCTTAAGATGGAGTTAGGGGATGCGTTTGATCATATAGGCAGAAAATTCGTCAAAACATTGGGACAAACCCGCATGTCCGGACGCCCAGGGATTAAAGCTCAGCCAAAAGGCTTGTTTAGACGATTACAACGCACGATGTTTGTCCCTACCGGTGGAATTATGGATATGGGGACGGAGATATATTTTGATTCGAAGGTGGCATTGTTACATGAATTAGGCGGAAAAGTAACAGGGCAGGGAGGCAAGAAACTTGCAGTGCCTTTATCAGCCAGAAGAGAAATGTTCACTGCCGGCGGCGCGTTAAGACAAGCTTATAAAAGACCCCGCGGAGTGAAAGGGCTTAATTTGATTTATCTAAAAAATAAATACTGGTTAGCAAAACGTTTAAAAAAACTTAAATCAGTAGTATCTCTTTATGTCTTAAAACGGAGCGTAAAGATCCCGCCCAGATTACAGTTTTTTAAAACATGGGATACTATGGAAAATCAAAACATGCAGAGGATAAACTTAGCAATAGAGCGAGCATTGAAAAAGGTGTAAATCATGGCAGATACTATACGCGAACAAATTATAGACAATATTAAAACCACTCTGGAAGGAATTACCATTGCCAACGGATATGTAAATACAATTCAGAGCGTGCAACGATGGGAAAAATCAGGGAATACCCTTGTGAATATGCCCTGCATTATTATTACACCCGGACCTGAAGAAAAAAGAGATTTGCCCGGGTTAATAAAAGAATGTGAGCTTACTGTATATATCGATACCTATATCATACATGATAAAGTTGCAAATCCTGAATCCACTGATGAAATGCTAAACACATTAATCGGAGATATAGAGAAAGTGTTAATGGTCGACTATCAGCGTAACGGGAAAGCGGCGATGACTAAAATTACGAGGAATGAAATGTTCGAGACTATAGAAGGAGAACCTTACGCCGGTATTATTTTTGACATAATAATTTTGTATAAACATAAAGCAACAGACCCGTCAAGTCAATAACGAGTTACTAAAAGGAGGATGTAAAAATGAATAAATATTTTCAGCGTCAGGTACTACTTATAAGAAAAGAAACAACTTATGGCAGTGATATCATCCCTACGGCAGCTGCGTATTCTATCCCTATCATAAATGCCACTAAACCGGTTATAGACCCGGGGTTAATCGAACGAGGGCATGCACTGCATACTTTGAGTAGTTCCAAACCGCTTGTTGGGGCGAGATATGCAAAAATACCTTTACGGATAGAATTGTTCGGGTCCGGGACAAAAGATACGCCCCCACGTATAGCAGCAGCACTGCAGGCCTGCGGATTTACTGAGACTATACATGCCGGTTCAGATGTATCTTATCAACCTGCATCATCATCATTAGGGTCAGCGTCGATATATGAATATATTGATGGATTGTTATATAAGATCCTCGGAGTTGTAGGGAACTTTAAATTTGGGTTTAAAAACGGCGAACCCATATATCTTGATTTCGACATGCAAGGGTTACATTTGGCGGATTCTGATGCATCTATCGTAACTCCGACTTATGAAACAAACTGGAAGACACCTATACAGGCGTTATCAGTCAGTCTCGGTTTTTTCGCCCTAACGGATTTTGTAGTTCGTGAATTTAATTTTGATATGGGGGTATCCATCATCAATAGAGGGGATTGTTTATCGGCAACCGGATATAAGGGTTTTATGTGCGGTAAGAGGAAACCTAAAGGGAATTTAATCATTGAACTCCCACTGCATAGCAAATATGATTTCATGACTGCGTTGGAAGGGAATACTGAAACAGCAGTCGATATCACGGTCGGAAGCACTACCGGGAATAAATATGATATCGACATGCCTAAAGTTAATATCACAAATTATGAAATTGACGAGGCTGATAATGGTTTAGCCATTGTGAATATCCCATTTTCCATCAATCTTAATTCTGCGGATGATGAAGTGGTTATTAAACATTATTAGGATTTCACTGTATAACGCTTCTAAAAATAAGGAGATTGGTTATGAAAGGGATAGATATTTCAGCGACAATTGAATATGTCTCTAAATTCGAGACTGATAAAGAAAATCCTACCGTCTGGGAATTAGGAATTTTATCACACCGGTTAAAAGCAAAATTAGATGATTTGATTACTACTTTTGAAATGAATCCCAGGGAACCGGAGACAGGAAGAGCGAAAACCACCTTGAATCTTAAAGAACAAAATATAAATGTTTTGCGTTTTGGAATTAAAGGCATCAGGAATCTTATCCATCCCCAGACAGGGAATCCGATAACCTACAAACCTATCAGCAAAGCAATTGACGGCCGTAATTATAGTGTTTGTCCGGATGAACTAATCGACATGATCCCGCCTAACGTGACAAATGAATTGGTGACTGAAATATTAAAACTGAGTAAATTAACCGGAGAAGAACTGGGAAACTAATTCTGGCAGTCCACTTGCCTGATTTTAAGCTGGATTGCCAAAAGTGCACAGATAAACAGAAGTACGAGCGCGGTTGCGAGAAAGACAGCCCGCTTCCCGGACGGTGGCAAATAGGTGAGCAGATGTTTCAACGGTGTCCTTTAAAAACGGTTAACCTTAGCAGTTATAAAATGATTCAGGCTTATAATTTTTATAAAAATGGATATCTCCCCAATAGTGGCGGATGGATGGATCAATCAGCAAAATTTATTGAAGCTATTGATGTAATTGAAAAAGAAGTGAGTGACAGAAAGATATCATGACCAATAAAGAGTTATCAATAATAATGCGGTTAAAAGACGAGGTTTCAAAACACATCACTGCCATATCGCAGAAGATGAAAAATTTCGGCAGCGAGATTAAACATATCGGCGGACAGATGCAACAGATGGGCAAAACCATGATGATGTTAGGCGCGGAGATCACTGCGCCTTTAATTTTGGCGTTTAAAACTGCAGCTGACTATTCGATGGAGGCGCATATTGCATTACAACGCTTAAAGGATTCATTTATCGGGCTTCAGATAACCATCGGTACGGCCCTGGTCCCTATAATAGAAAGAGCGTCTTATATACTCGCCGGATTAGTTCAATGGTTCAATGATCTGGATCCGCAATTGAGAAACACAATTATACAAGTGACGTTTATGACAGGAGTATTTTTAACTTTGGGAGGCGCGCTTACTTTTACAGCCGGAAAAGTAATGAAGTTAACCGGCATGATAACAGGATTAATCTCTACACACCCCGGGATCCTAATATTATCGGCTGGATTGGTTTACCTAATCAGCAATTGGAATAAAGTAAAGGATACGGCGGTACCTGCATTAAATGCTATCAATATTGGGGTTAATATGGTTGGCATAGGATTCCTGAGAATAGTACAGGGACTTAATTATATGATTAATCAGCTGCGTGTCGGATTCGCACAGCTCATGGAATGGATGACGGCAGGACTGAAAGGTATCATATGGTTACTGGTTAAGATTGGTGAAGGGTTCGAGACCCTTTTAACTAAGATTCCCGGGATAGGCAAAAATTTTAAAGGATTGACTACTGATATTAAAGCAACCTTGGCAGAAGTAGAAAATTGGCGGTCCGGCTGGGCTAAAACAGTAGGCGAAAATGTAGATACAGTTTCACAGGAAAACCAGATGATACAGTCGCAGATCCTTGAATTAGAAGATGGGATAAAAACTATATATCAAACTGGTGAAAGTGCGGCATCTAATGCCATCGATGAGGTTAGTAAACTTTATGATTTTCTAAAAAATCCCCCTAAGATAGATATTAAATTACCCGAGAAGATAGAGGGACTAAAGAAAATGAAAGACCAGGCGAAACAGGCATTTGATTTGATAGAAGAGAGTGCAAGGC